GGAAAATTTCAAACAATTCGACAGAACCCAATCTACTATCAAAAAGCTACATTGGGGAATCAACGAACCACAGCAGACAGAATTAGTGTGTAGGCAGCCTGAAGGTCAGAATGTTAGCCAGGCTTCTCAGTGGTAGCAAGAAGAAAGGGGATGATAGGGTATCAGCCAGGAAGTCCAAGAAGGGAGAGAGTCCACTTGGTGCCCTGGATTCTGTGGATTCCAAGCAAAAGAAGGGAATTCTGGCTGAGGACATTGTCCTGAACAATGCAGAGAGACAAATTTATCAGCACAAAATGCCTGAGACACAGAATGACATGGGCAACATGATCTCTGAGCATGATCAGGTTTCGGTTTTCCCCCATGTTGCAATCTTGGATGAACCTCCTGAGAGTCTTGAGTCTCGCTATAGGAAGTTGACTCAGCTGCAACCTCGTGTAGAGAAGAGAAGGCTAGATGTGCCAGATTATATCAATCTTAAACTCACAAAGCCTGTAGAAGAATTCTCATTTTCCTCAATTGTCCAGATCAGTGACAGGAAGAGGAAAGGGGTTACAATGGACTATGTGCACATCAAGAGAGCTGCAATAATCTTGGCTCCTCTCAGTTCATTTATAGACAATCACTCAGATGTGATTGTGTCCATAGTTGACACCAGGAAGAGGGCTAACCACACAGCTAGAAGCCTCAGACTCCAAGACAACAAGAGGTACAAAGGTGAGTTCATCCTAGACTACAGTTTCCCCAAAGAGTCTTCCCACAAAATCTCACTCAGTTTTGCACAGGAAGTCCAAACTTATGATGATGGGGAACAATGGGGAGCATGTCAGATGTTCTTGGAGATGGAGGAATCAGACTTCCCTCTGAGTGTAGCATTCCAGGAGACCATTGGGCAGGCTGCTGTCACCACAAGCATACTGCAACAGTACAAATTCCATCCTGGACATCTTGATCTTGCAATCAGGGACAGTCACATTCCAAACATGAGAGAACTCTATCAGGAAGGCATGATAGTAGATGAGACAGAGCCAATGCATGACAGATCTAAAAGAGCCTCATATGCCAAAAGTGGAGGTGAAGCACTGAAAGATGCTAGGTATGGGAAGAAGTCAGTAGCAATAGGGAAGGATGGAGCAGTTGATTGGTCATCTGTCCGAAACTCCTCTAAGGCATTGATACCTGCCCATCAGAAATCTACAGATCCTGAAGAGGGAAGTGATGTTGAGGAGACTACCCAGGAAAAGATTGCTAGAATGAATCTGATTGCAAATCAAACAGTGTTGACCAGAGACAAGGAATTTGGGATCATTGATTCTCCAAAAAGAATGAAATCACCCCCACCTCGAGCTAGATTTGCCAGGAGTGAGTCATCTGGAGAGACAGTACCTGTGGGCACCATAGGGAGGACAATCAATCCTGAGGAATGATTGACATGATCTTGTCTTAGACTTTCCCTTAGTCCTAAACTGCTTTTGGTTCTTGAAACTTCAGACATGTGCAGGTCTAGCACATTTCGTTGTCAAATTGTTTTATTTACATTTCCCATCCCTTTCTTGAAGGACAGTCATTACATTTGCATTCACTGAACCAACTATAGTCACTCTTTTGAGTGGCCTGTGAGTTCTTGTCAAACAAGATCACACAGGCCACTCAAAAGAGTGACTTAAGTTAGATTGGACCTGAACCTCATGACACCTAAACTCCAACACTCAATCAAACCCAATCTCAATAAAGAAAAGAAACACTGTTAATGAATTGAAAAAATGAGTGTTGAAGGGATGGATATGATAAGGACAGGGATAAGGGAAGATTGCATGGCTACAAAAGAAGGATGTAAGAGAGAGATAAACTTCTAAACTAGGACTGTCTGGAATCATCACTACCAGTCATGAAGTGAGTCATGTCATCTTCAAACTCAGACTTGCTTGGCAGTCCTGTAGGATCATCCATAAGAGTGTTGTAGTTCTCCACAACTGGCTTGAGAGTGTCATAGAGGCTGATAGTGTTGAATAGGGTGTGCATTTGCCTCCTGGCAGGCATGGGTGGCACAGGCCCTTCAGAGGTTGCCCATAGGTAAGTCCACTGATCTGCAGCAACTCCTTTGGGATCCAATTTTTGATCAGCAGAGGGGATTTTCTTCTTCTTCATGTCTCCCACTAGGAACACAATGCTTTGGTCACAGGAGTAAGCTGCGCAAGCTTTCATGAAGAATAACCTAGTTCGCATCTTCATCTGAGGAGGGCAGAATGTGGCAAACACATTGACTCTCATGAATTTGGGGACAGCAACTGACTTAAAAGGTTGTCCGACCATGTCCTTGGTTGGGAGCTTATTTGCCATCTTGCATGTTAACACAGGGAAAGATCCAGCCACTCTAGGGAATGTTATTGTGTCAGAAGACATGCCTGTGCCAGTGGATCCTGTCATAACCTGATACCTGTCTGAAAGTTCTTTGATCAGATCCCTGCCATCCTGATTCCTCCTTGCCAGAGCTTTGCCTGAAAGATTTCCCATGTAGATGTTGGCTGCAATCATGTACAGGATGTCTTCTTTCAAGTCATCAAGTGTGAGTCCATACTCATCTTTGAGGGCAACCAACTTCCTGATTATAGCATAAGGATCAAACCCTTGGAATTCAAAGATGCTGAACATCAGAATGATCTGGTCATCAATTGTGACTTCCTGTGACACAGTCATAATCTCATCAATACGGTCTTTCCCCAGACCATTCATCTTGATCGTCAGGTCCTGTGGGGTCAACTTCAACACAGACATTGCTTTCTTCCTCTGACGCTCAGGGTTTACAGGGGCCCCTGAAGCAGCATGTGCTCCTGACCCTGAGGGCGAGGTGGCCATGACTGACTACTCTCAGATGAAAACCGGATTGTTAAAAGTGCTGGAGAATGTTTGATTCTGATATGAGGTTTGAAGACTGCCGAATGTGTTGGTTTTATC